ATCACTTTGATTACTGTTAGCTGATTTGTCAGTTTTTAATCCACCAAATTCTCTAAAATCCCAATAACCTGATCCTGTTAAACCAATAATAGGTATATCGCCATTGTTGTCTTCTTCATCCATACGAATAAAAGAATCTCCACCATTTCCAGTGTCAGCTGAAAACCATACTCTTTGTAAAACTAAGTGTAAACAAGATGCACCATTTGCATTATTAGCCATTGCTGACACATCTCCAAAAACTGTTGATCCGCCATCTCCGTCTGATTCATTTACATATTTAATAACCACTCTAACATCATTTTCTTGCATGATAGTTGGTCCTGTTACTGTATCTGCCATAATCCCTCCTTAATCAAGATTACTAAATGGGGCCGAAGCCCCATTCTAATTGTTATTTATTATTCGTATACGTTTCTGCTACAAGCAACATAGTGAACGTTGACTGCTTCCGCTGCCGCCGCTCCTGCTTCAATTCCAACGTAAGGAATTAAATCAATGTTGTCTGTCAAAGCTGCTGTTTTAGTAGTACCAGTCGTTACCGCTGTACCACCAGTGCTGCCCGCAGTAGTTGTTACATTGTATTGTACACCATTTACAAAAATTGCCGCTTTTCTATCTGAATCAACTTCAATTTTAAAATGATAAGGTGTGTTTGTTGCAACAGTAATTGGTAATACACTAATATAATCAGTGCCACCAATACTATGAACAAAATGCCATTTAGCAAAATCAGTAAAGGCTTCACTGTTTGTAGCATCTGTTTGATATTTAAAGAACATTTGGTTAGCGTCCGTAGCAACTAATTGATCATTAGTTAACTTTAGACCCGTCCAAACTTTTTGATTATCAAGTGCAGGTATCTGCAGTGATGTTTCAAAATGAACTGAGTTTTCTGTTCCCCATAAAGTTCCTGCCCATGCTGTCGCTGCAGTATCTAAATGTGGTAACAAAATACCTTGATCTTGATCAGCTGTTGCTGTTGTTACTAAAACTCCAGCGCCAGTTGTCGCAAATGTACATAGAGCAGTAGTCATGTTAGTTCCTAATGCTTCCCAGTTTCTATTTAAAGCTCTTTGAACTTCAACTGTAGATACTTGGTCAATATTTGCATTTATACCAGGTCTTTGCAGGAAGTTTTCTTCTAAATAGTATCTTCGTGCATCCTTTGCAGGAGTGCCATAAGTTCTATCATGTACTACACCTGTTGATGCAGTTTTACTTATAGTTTTAAATCCGTTCTCCGATCTTACGGGTCCCGAAAAAGTTGTGTTTGCCATGTTATATTCCTCCTAGAATATATAAATGTAGTCCCTAGGGATGTCGACTATACGCGTCTACATTTAATTTGTTTATTTAAAATGTATAGTAATTTTTTATAGCGTTTTTTTGAGTAGAGCGCAAGAGATTTTATGATTCGGAGACGTTTTCCGTATATAGCTTTTTAGACTAAGTAGCTACTGAAACTTGTGCTTTTGAGTCCTCTATCTTATTTCTAAGATCTGCTTCGTGGGATTCTGATAATTTGATCTGAGTGATGGTACTTTTAATTTTTTCATCAATTTCGACCATATTAATAGTATATCTACCTGATTCGTTATACTCTTGTTCCCAACTCAACTCCAAGGACTTCTTCTGTTTGTATAGTTCTTGTGTCATTTATAACTTCCTCATAAGTTATCCATTTACCTTTTTTATTGGTAAATCCATCAGACTCGAATAATACCTCATTTTTTCCTAGTTTGTCAAGGATAGAATGTTCGATACTTTTAGCATTATCTTCAGCCATAACGGTGAAGTCTGCATAATGCCCATGGTAACGGATTTGTACTCGGAAGGTTTTCATAGTGTATTTCTTACTGTATTCTTAAAATGAGGCCGTTTTAAGGCGGCCTCATTAATTTACTTATTTACTTATTACGCACCTGGTGATCCGAAGATACCTCTCCAGTCAGACCAGCCGAAGCTGTATCTTTCTCGAGCTTTGTATCTAACGTTACCAGTATCAAAATCGCCTTCCATAGCGGTTTTAATTGGTGCTCTAACAAAGTGTTTTAGTCCATTTGGTACATCTGTTTTAATGAACCAAGCATCTGTATCAGTTAAGTAATGATTAACCACATAACCTTGTGGAACCATTCCCATAGATACAACTGCATTGATATCATTATCAGCTGTTCCAACTCTTTGTGTTGACTTCATAAGTCTCTCAGCAGTAAATTGTAAAGCTGAAGGCACGATTAGTTTCATACCTTTAGCTGCAATTTTTAAACCTCTTTCATCTGTAAGAGCTGCAATGTCAATTAATGCTTGCTCCAAAGATGTTTCGTTAAGGTCTGCTGCAGTAGATAACTCATTCTGCTCCGTACCAGAAACGATAGGGTGATCAGTAGCACAAAGCTCCTTACCATCTCCACCATTTGCTGTTCCGAACGCGTTGTTTAACACATTAGCTGCTTTCACTTGTTTAGTGTTAGCCATTGATCTCGCTAAAGCTTTTGTATATCTAGACGCAAGTCTATCATACAAGTTATCCTCAATCGCTTCTTCAGTGATTGCGAACGCTAAAGCAAGCGTTTCATGTGTGTAACGAGCGGTGAAAGTTTCTTGAGCATTGTCAAATGAAACTCCCGTTCCTTCTGCTTTGATTGGTGCATTTGCGAAACCAGATAACATTACTTCTTCTTCAAAAGCTCTGTCACTGTTTTCAGTGTCAAAAATCTCCGCATGTTCGTTAGCATAGTTTTTGTATTCCAAGCCGAATAGTGCATTCAAACCTGGCTCTAGTTCTTTAACTAGTTGTCCTCTTGATATAGCCATAATTTATTCTCCTATTCCGCTATTATACGCCAGTTGCTGTCATGTAGAAATGTTCTGCAATGATCACTTTAAAATTACAATTAGCAGATGCTAGATCGCTATTGTCAGGATCGTCAGAAACTCCGATGATTCGCAAGTTGGCTGTTGTTGTTGATTGAGTATCCGTCACTTCAGTTTTAGAAACAAAATGCGGAGTTACACCTGCGCCAACAGCAACGTCAGCGTTTGTGAAAACGTCTAGTTGTTGAGTTGCACCTGATGCATCCGAGTGTATTTCATAAACTTGAAATGGGTCGTCTGTAACAAACGCTTTGATATCAGTAGCTGCGTTTGAAGCAACTAAGTGATTAGCAAAGGTTGGTTTACTTGTTGAAGCGTCAGTGAAAAACACACCCTGACAAGAGCCCAAAAGAACTCCGTTATCAGTAGCTGCTGCAATTCCAACTGTACCAGCTGCTAGAGCTAGCATAAGGTCGTTTTGAGCAAATGCTCCTGCACAGGCTGCTACTTCATATTCAGTAGCTGCGTTATTATCTGCTGACTGTCCAATTTTGCCTAGGGGTTTTAATCCGAAAGCTGCGTCTTGGTTTGCCATATTATTTTCTCCTTTAGTGACCTGTCCTTACGGACCTCCAGTCACAATTAATTGAATTCGTTGGCAAAAATTACTAAAAAATTATTAGTCTTTTTTTGTACCACCGAAGGTTACACGGGTCTGTCTATCAATATCGATAGGCATTCCTGGGTGCTGTTCCTTCATAAGGTCATCATTGATCGCGTCGTCTTTTTGTTGTGTAAGGTTATCAAAATACTCCTTACGCGATTTAACTAACTCTAAAGATATCCTAGCCAGCAATAGTCCGCCAACTCCGATCACTCCCTTGTACTTACCTGTATCAATCGCTGGATAATCTGTGTCAGGGTATTCATCAGCTCTCACTAATTCGTAACCTGATCTCAGCTTACCGGCCATGTTTTTTGTATCGTCAAAACCCATTGACTCGGCTCTTATCCACCTGTGATGATATCCATCTGGTGCAGGGGGTGCATCTAAAGATGATGGTGGAGTCCAAACTTGTTTTCTTACTTCTTTAACTCTAGTTTGACTCGCACGGGAAGCTTTTATTGTATCTTTTTGCATATGCTTATATCTCCTTCGTGATTATTTTTAATTGTTTCGCATAGTCTTCTAATGGCACTCCTAATTTTTTAGCAATTGCTACCTGCGATGAAGTGAGTCTCACAGTTTGGCGACCAGGTTTAACACTTCGCGTTGCTGACGCTACTGTTTGTGTAGGTTTGGTCGTTCCTTCCGATACCACTTGTTTATCAAACTTATGCGGAAAGTCAAGACGCATTCGTCTATCTATTTCTTTATAATAATCGTCTGAATGTGGATCAAAACCTTCGTTCTTGGTTAGCTTATCATGTAGATCAAATGCAGTATAAGTCATTGCATTATCCTTACCAAACCAATCATTATTGTCTGCCCAGGCCTCTGCTTTTGGATCTGCAGGAGGTGCTTGAACAGCTTGATCTAATGTTCTAGGTGCAGCAGGCGCTTGCGCTGCTTGTTGTTGATATCTATTTTTTAAAGTATTAACTTTAGATTCTTCAATACCAATTCTACCAATTTCTTTTTGCGCATTAACTTCAGCATCAATATCTCCAGCTTCTCTTGCTCTCAATAGTTGTGCCTTAGCCGCTTCTAAACCAGTTTTTATCTTACCTTCTAGAGCATTTACATAACCAGGTTCAAGTTTAGAAACTTTTGCTTTTAATTGTTCTAATTCAACTTGGCCTCCTTTTGCAAATTCTAAAGCAGCTTCTCTTTGTCTTTCTGCTTCTCTCCATTTCTTAGTAAGTTTAGAAATTCTTTTTTGAACTCCTTCGCTATATACTTCGAGTTCTTCTTTTGGTTCCTCAGCTTTTTTCTCCAGTTTAACTTCTCTTTCATTCTCAAAAGATTTGTCTTCTGCAGGTGCTTTAGGTTGTTCAACAACTTCTTCAACAACTTCTTCTGCTGGTGCTTCCGTTACCGTTTCTTCTTCTAATTGAACATCAGCACCGGGTCCCGATGTATCAATGTCAACTAGATCTTGTTTTTCAGTTTCTGGCATAGTTTTACTCCTTCTATGTTTATATGTTATGCAACACAGCTTCAGGATCTTTTATAGTTCCTAAAACTTCATCGTCATTTAAAAGACGGACTTCTCCGCCAGTTATTGGTAATCGTGATCCAGCGTATCTTGCAAAGACAACCCACTCACCTTTTTTACACCAAGGTCCTGTAGGAAATTTTTCTTTGTCATAATATGCTAATGGTCCAACTTTTAAAACATAACCACAATTTGTAGCTATCCTTAATTTTTCCAAAGACTCTTGAGCCATAATTATTCCACCCTTAGTTTTTTCTTTCGGTGTGAAAGGTAAAACTAAAAGTCTATAACCAGAGGGTTCCGGTAATTGATCTTTTACGTCTTTGATATTTTCTGGATTTAAAGGTTCTCGTTCACCTTTAGATTCTTCTTTATACTTTTCTGAAAGTGCGTTCCTATGTTTTGGAACTTCCTTCATTGATGTCGACAACTTTTCCGTGCTCATTTTTTTGCTCCTTTTCTTCTAGCAGGTTAGAGATTTCCTGTAATAGATATTGATATGTTCTTGCTTGCCCTAACATATACTGGTATTTTTCCATATTGTCAACACCACCACTTATCATGGCATCGCCGACTCTTTGTAAGCTATCTCGCATCATTTTTTGCATTTTAGATACGACTACTAATGGGTCCATCATATTTAGGCTTTCTTTGTCTTGTCTTTTTTTACCATGCCTTTTAATACTTTAGCTTGGCCTGCATGTAATTTAGAAGCTTTGTTTAAGCCTTTAATTACTTTTTGTAGTTTTGCTTTTTTTGTCATATTAACATTTCCACTTTCTTAGTGACTTAGATAATCTATCGTCACCTGTATTGTTGCTTGGTTTTTGTCTTTTTCTCATTCCACGCATTCTAGCACAAAATGATTTCTTTCTTGCTCCACCTTCCGGTTGAGGTGCTTTTAAATCAGATCCTGGATTAGCTGCTTCATAAGACTTACGTCCTTTTTCATTCAGTCCACCAGACTTTGATTTACCTTCACTTCTAGTCCACGCAGGAGAACTACCGTTTTTAAGAAGTATTCTACTTACGCCCCTAGACTTTAGCATTACGCTTTCTTAGCTGTTTTTGCTGCTCTTTTAAAATTAGCTGCTGTCGGTGCTCCTTTAGTTCCAACTTTTCTCATAGTTTCACCTGAACCACCTGCTATTCTTTTTTTCTTAGCATGAATATTTGCGTAAAGTCCACCGCCGCCAGCTTTGTTTACTCTCATCATACTACCACCGCCCATGACTTTTTCTCTCATCATGCCACCAGCCATAGCTGTTGTTCTCATAGTTTTTGCTTTTGATTTGGCTTGGTTAAGTACTTTAAAATCTTTTTCATTTATAACTCCTTTTGGTGGAGCTACATCTATTTTAGATTGATTACCAACTAACTTACCATTGCTATACATTGCTCTTTTACTTCTTCCTTTAATTTCTTTTCCTGGCATTATTTTTTTCCTCCGTTTTTAAATATTTGTGTTCCCTTTATACCATAAATAGATGCTACAACAAGTATCCATAAATTAGTAAACCATTTAGGTAGCTCTGAAAACATATCAAAAAATAGCTTTACTTTGTCCATTGCTGTTGGATCGTCACTTACGACTGCCCAGGCCAGGATTGCTATTGGCAAACTTAAAATTATTAAAACTGCCTCGTCCTTCCAATCTGATTGACGGGCTTCAAGTAGTTTTCCTTGGTAAGCTTCTTTACCTTCAGCCATACGAGATGCATGCATAAGCTGTGCATCTGACATTGCCATTTTAGTTTTCTGTTTATTAGCGTAAATTTTACTTCCAGCTGAAACTGCTAATTTAATTGCACTAAACCACATTATGCACCCACCTTTTTCATAGCTTTAATGTGTGATTTTTTAAAGTTCACACCTTTTTTCATATCTTTTTTCATTTGCGCCATATGTTTT